TGGGCGTGAAGCCTGTAGTGCCTGCGCTGAAAGTCGTCACGCCGTCAGCCACACTCGATGCAACTTTGGCGTAGTCTGTGCCGTTCCAGGCAACGATGGCGCTCTCGCCAGTCACCAAAGTCACGCCTGTCGTCGGGCCTGCGCCAACAATCTTGACGCTCTGAGAAGTGGACGTAGCGTTGATGATCAGATACTGACGGCTCGACGCAGGGGCCGTAATCGTCAGCAAACCCGCCGGGTTGCCCGTGCAGTTGATCACCGCGTACTGAGCAGAACCGGAAGAACCCGACCCGACCTGAGTCAGCGAGGTGCCGTTGGTGACGGTAAGCGTGACTGCCGTCTGGCTTCCGCTGATGGTCTGGGTTCCGGCAACAGAGGCGTCTACATACGCAGTGATGTAGTCGTTAACCGTGTCGCCCCAGGTGCCAGAGAGTTCACCTGTGACCGGCAGGGCCAGACCCAGAAGGGAGGTATATGAGGTTGGCATCTAAGGCTCCTACGGTGTGGTATCCACAGGCGTCCAAGTGGCCGTCTGCGTGTTGCTGATATTCTGCCAATTAGCGGTCTGGGTGTCATCAATGACTTCCCAGTATCTGCGCCCCGAAGGTTGGTCCGTGGCTGTTGCAGTTTCTTGGATGGCCGCAAAGAACCGTGCTTCAGCAGAAACTGTGTCTGTACCCGTTGCGCTCTCAGTAATCGCGCTCTGGATTTCGTGGTTGGTGCTGACCTGATCTGTGCCCGTGGCCGATTCGGAAATGTCGGCGTTGTACGCATTGACAGCGACAATCTCGTCAGTGGCCGACGCAGTTTCCTCAACCGTGCCATAGAAGGCAAACGCCGCTGAAATCTCCTCCGTACCCGTGGCAGTCTCACTGACCGCCGCATTCGGGTTAAACAGCGCAAGGACTTGATCCAGGCCAGAGGCGGTTTCTGAAACTTCCCGGTTGTACTCTGCCTGCGCCGCTACCGCGTCTGTTCCCGTGGCAGATTCTGCAACTGCGCTCTCAAGCGTTTGGTTCCCAGAAACAGCGTCTGTACCGGTGGCCGTCTCGCTGACAGCCCCGTAAATCTCAACTACCCCGGCAACTGCATCAGTGCCGGTGGCTGTTTCCGCTACAGAGGGCTGAACGGAAATCGAAGCGGAAAGGGCATCGGTGCCTGTCGCTGTCTCAGCGACATCGCGGTCATATACCGAGTCACCCCACCCGGCTTGACCCCAAGCACCTGAACCCCATCCGCCTTCGGCCACGGATCATCCTTTAGGCGGACAGGCTGAAGGTGTAGGTCACGTTCAGAATGTCGCCAGAAACCACCGAGCGGTCGCCAGGGGCAGAGAAGTCAGCCGCCGAGAACAGCGTGCCCGTCGTGCCACCCTTGGTGTTGTTGGAGGTCAGGAACGCACCGCCCACCGTCGTCGTGCCGTTGATCGTGAACACGGCCTTGCTTGCGGTGTTGGTCACCACAGAAGGATTGGCGTTCGTCGCAGCAGCAAGCGTAGCGGTCGGGCGGTTGGCTTCGCTGTAGGCAGTCACCTCGGTCCAACCGATGTGCGAAGACATGGTGTCTCCGGCGGCAGGGCTGTTGGTAGAACCCGAACCGTACAGGCCCAGGTACCAAGTGGTGATCTGAGCAGTCGATGTCAGAGCCGTACCTGCCATGTACTGAAGACCGACGTTGACCACGAGGTTGGGCGTCTCTGCAACCCACTTGAGGTTGCCGTCCTTATCGTAGCACTCAACGGTGTACTTGCCCGTGGCCTTCGCGCCCTCAGACGATCCGGTGTTTGCAATCAGCCCACCGCCAACGATGTCAGTGGCCTTGGCCTTTTCGATGCTCATTTAAGACTCCTATGCAATACGGATGATTGCGTTGGTGCTGTTAGCAGCCGGGAACTGCACCTCAAAGGACGTTGCAGCGGTCTTGTCACCGCCGAAGTCCAACACACAAACAGTTGGGTTCCCGCCACCCACCTTGTAGATCAACGCCCCACGGCAAGTAAACGACGCAGGGTTCCATGTGACGTTATTGAAAGACAGATACGCCGTCGTGTTGTTGGGGTCTGAGCCGGTCGTTGGAGCAACGGAAACCGTCAGCGCATTCCCCCCGGTGGTGTAGCCGTTGCCACTGGCCACCTCGTTGGTCGTTGTGTACGCCGAAGTCGTAGGCCCGAGCGTAGCTCCGCCCGTATAGAGCGCCATCTTGAACGTATCAGTGCTGAAGTTGAACTGGCCAGAAGCCAAGCCAACTTTGAACTGATTGGTCGCACCCTGGTCGATGGGCATTACTTGACCCCATTATTCTGCGGTAGCGGCGCCAGACGCGACTGGCCACTGCGGTATGCATCACTGCGCTCCAGACCATCACCCAGGCGCTTGGCGAGTTGCAGGGCTTCCATGTACTTCTGGTTGTACAGCGCAAGCATGTCCTGCTCACCCTTCATGTAGGTGTACGCCTCTACCAGCGAGCCATACAGCAGCACCGTGTCGAAGTTGTCACCAAGCCAAGTCTGGCCGTTTGCAGCCACTGTGATTGACTCGGGGTAGTAGTAATAGTGCAACTCGATGGTGTACGACGCATCAGGCGTGGGGCCGAGAATGAAAGTCAACTCGTCTTCGTTATCCGAGCGCGGGCCGAAGATGGCGTAGTACCGGGGGATTGCCTTGTCGTCGTTCGGGTTCGGGTACGCCTGCCGGATGAAGTTGACATCCTTGTTCAGCAAGTACTCGTACGCACCTGTGGCATCAATTGCCGCCATCGAATACACCGACAGAAAGTCTGACGGGCACTGGAGGTACTTGTTGTTGGCAGTCGTGGAACCCGTGACGTTCTTACGCAGTGACGGAAACTGAACGGAGTTGTAGATGCGCTGCTCAGCTTGTTGAACGAAAACGGGTATCTGAGCAACGAAATCGCTGCTCGGGTTTTCGGTATACGCCTGGATGGCGTTGCTGAGTTGCGTGTAGTTCACGCCATCGGTCCCCTGGCCATCGTGCCCTTGGTAGCGCAGCCAGTACCACGGATTTTGATACCGCTGGTCTTGGTCGGCTTGTACTCGCCACTGCGCACGTTGGCCACAGACACGTTGGCCTCACGCAGATACTTCTTGTTGTCCTCTTCGCCAACAACGACGTTAGGGACAATCTTGGGAACTTTGTAGGTAGCCATATCAGACCCCTTTCTGCTTGCGGCCAGGGTTCATCTGGTTGGCCACCTTGGCCAGACCACGACCCATCTTCAGCATGTCGCTGTTGGTTTTGCCACCAGCACGCATTTTCTTGACGTTGGCATCAGGATGCGCGCCAGCGCCCTTAGCCATGTGCTTCTTCAGCATTTCCTTGACGCTTGCCATTTTCTGCTCCTATGCCGTCACAACCGTGACTGTACCAATTTGAACCCGCAACACCAAGTTATTTGGCGTCAACCCATCATCAATCCCACTGGCTCCACCCACCGGGTTCCAGCCCCACTGAAAGTCTCGACTACCTTCACTTGGCAGACCTACAGCATTCTTCGTGGTGGCCGTCGTATCTACGACCTGCAACCCGGTGTTGCCTGACTGCACATAGCTGTTGTCCGGGCGGGGGTTGCGCAGACCTTGTGGGTCGTCCACCGGGTACATGCCCAGTTGCAACTGCGGTTGGTCGGGATCCCAGCACTGCGGGCAGACAAGCAAGTCGTAGTTCTTAGTCTTGATGATCTCCTTGCGGAGCACCTTGAGCTTGAAACGGAAGTTGCAGCGGTCGCACTGAGCAATCGCGTACTTACCTGACGCGAACCTATTGCCCATTACGTGCCACCACCGATGAACTGCTGACGCGGCACAAACCGCACAGCGGCCTTCTCCCGATCCTCATCAGCAGCCAGCTGCCACGCTTCGTCGTACTGTTGCTTGAGAATAGGTAGCCGCTCAGCCCCACCAACGATCTTGAGCGCCAAGTAGTACGCCAGACCGGCCACAAGGCAGGGCAAGAAGCGGAACGGCACGTCCATCGTCTTCACGCCACCACCGGCATCCTGCATTCTGCGCATACGCCAGTACACAAACTGATACGTAATGCCGGGCTGCGGAGTCGGCCAAACCGTAATGGACTGCTTCTGAGACAGATAGATCGGGGCGGTTGCGGCGTGGCTGGCTGCGGTAGTCCCGTCCTGGCCACGGCAGCAATTCAGCAGGTACGCCGGGTTGCCATCAGCCGCAGCCTGATATTCGTTATAGAAGATCAACTCGGTACCGATACGAACGAACCCCGCGTTGGGGATGCCGTTGACAGACGACACCGGGATAGATGTAGCCGTGCTGTTCACCCCAGGAGCGACTACCGTGATACCCATCAGCGACTCTTGAGCCGTCAGACGCTGGATATACACCTGAATCGGTCGGCCTGTAACCAGCTTGTTGGGGATCGTGGCGTACGTAGAAACACTGATCCGGGTGATGGTCAGGTCGGCTTGATTGTTCGGCACGTTCGGGCTTGTGCGGATAACGTGCTCAATCAGATCAACCGTATCGTCTGGCAGCGCGTATGTCGGTTGCCCCGCAGCCAAAGTGATGACACCCTGCTCGAATGTCCACATGTTGATGCCACGGTTAGCCCAGTCAGCGAAGAGCAGATTGAGGCTACGCCGCGCTGTACGCAGGTCATAACCCGTGCGCAGTTCTCCACCCGCACGCTCGAAGGCTTCCTCAACGATCTCGTTGAGATCGAGGTTGAACGTGGACAAACCAGAAGTGGTCATCTGAATCTCGCGGTCTTCTTAGCGATGGCCTTGGGTTGCGCTACGAACTGCTTGCCGGAGGCTTTGCCTGCTCGTTTTGCTCGGGTTGAGGCGGCGTACTCTTGGGGCGAGAGAGCTTTGATCGCAGCTTCTGGAAGATACCTTTCACCCGTGTCAGAAGATCGTTTACCACTTTTGGTTCTCCATTTCTGGGCAGTCCAGTCCTTCAGCGACTGCTGAGGCTTTTTCACTTCTTAAAACCCTTGAGGGTTTGAGCAAACCGTGCCCGCTGACCCAACTTGCCCGGAGCCTTAGCAGCCTTGGCAAGCGTCTTAGCGGGGATAGTTTTGCCTTCCTTGATGCCAAGCGACTTGCGCAGGGCACCGGGTTTCTTGATGGCCTCTTGGATGAACTTGCCGCCCTTGGCCATGCCACCCTTCTTCGCGGCTTCAACACCACGACCTTTGAGGATGTCAGCCTGGGTAACCTTGCCGTCGCCGGTCAGATCAGGAAATTTACTAGCCACGGTAACCTCCGCCTTTTGCCTTGTATTGCTTGGCTAGTAGCTGCGCTTTGCGGGCGCTCCACTGACCTGCTGCCGTGCCCTGCACCGCCTGCCCCTTGATCTTCTCAAAGAGCGACTTGCGCATGCCCGGCTTGGTGTAGTTTCCGGCCTCGTTGACCTTGGATTTCACCGCACCGCCTTCGGCGTACTCAGTGAAATCGGTATCGTCGCGGCGAGCCTTGCGCTTACCGCTGGGCATTTTGCTGGGGTTGATGATCCCCATGCCGCGACTGGCCATCATGTCAGTACACCTTTCCGCGAGTTTTACCGCGCTTGGCAATGCCGTCAGCACGGGAAGATGCCGTGACTTTGCCACCTTTGGCAAAAACGCCCTCACGCTCATCCCGTATACCGTCGTTGTAGTTGCGGTTACGCAGGAACATGCGCATAAGCTCGGCGTCCATCTTGCGCGAAGAATCTTCGCTGGCTTTCTCTTTGAGGTCGCCACGACGAATCCGCTCTTTGGACTCTTCGCTAAGTTCAACTTTGTCGCGCTTGGCGACAGCACGGTCAATGTCTTTACCTACGGTGGCGTCAACGAGCTTCTTGCCAACGCCAGTACGCTCGTCGATTTCACGTCCGAGAGCGTAACCGCCCTGCAACGCAGTGTTAGCAAGAACGGCCCGAGTGCCAAGACGGGAAGCAGCACGGCCTCCGGCATCCCTAACAGACTCTTTGGCACCGCCTTTAAGCCCAGACGACTCAACGTTCATCCGCTTCTTGACCTTGCCAACATCTTCAGAGGTACGTCTTACAACGTCCTCGTCCAAGTTAGGTACGCGATCCCAACGAGTAGCCATAGTTACACCATCTTCCCGCGAGTCTTGCCACGCATAGCGCAGCCATCAGCCTTCTTAACGTAGCCGCCCTTGCGCATCGGAGCGCCCTCGGGGTCACGAGGAGGCTCTTTCGTATCACCGCCGAACTTTTTAAGCATTTCGGCGCGGAAGACATTGCTGGTGCTACGGGCCTCAGACTTGGGCGTGGACCTTGCGGTGTCCTTCTTTTGGACAACACGCTTGGTCTTTACCTCAGGCACCGGCTCTAGCACCGCCATGCGCACGGCCTCCTCAGCGGGCGGCAGTTTGCCGCCATCGTTGTAGCGGCTCTTCATTTCAGCACTTACCGCCGCGCTTCATGCCCAGGGGCTTGGCAGCACCCATCTTGACCATCGTGCCCTTGGTCTTGCCCTTCTTGGCCAGACCATCGCGGCTAGGAGCAGCGGTAGGAACAGCGCCCATCTTGGCCTTGGTGATACCGGTACCGGCGCTGCCACCCATAGCCATTTTCTTCATGCCCTTCATTTCGCCACCTTCTGAAAATAAAGCCGATTTGCCATGTCTGGTCTCCGGCTTGTTGATACGCTGACGGTCAGGACGACTGCCAGTGCCAAATTTGCGGCCTTTATCGGCCTTCATGAACTCTGCACCCACAGACTGCGGAATGCCAACACGCTTGGCAGCGGCGGGGTCGTTGGCCACCATCGCCATCAAGTTGTGCTGTTTACGGCTTGTGCTAGGCATCTCAACAGTTCCACGCCCTCAAGGATTTGTTAATCCTCGAATTCGGATCTTTTGCGGTTTTTTCGCTCGTCAACTTCTTTTTCATCCCTTTCATACGGGCGCAGAAAGAGTCGCGGCGTGGACCGCCCTCCGGCTGAGGTGCCTTCAGACCTGGCTTCCCTGGATTCGCGGCGTTGTAGGAGGCTCGCCCCTTGGCGTTCAAGCCGCCCTTGGGGTTCTTTCCTTCCTTGCGTTGCCATGCCGGGGTCTTAGCCATAGAACACCATCACAGAACCAATGGTCGTGATGTCGGCATAGATGTCGGTATTGAAAAGCAACCCATCACCCGGCAGCAGCATAAAGTCGGGGCCAGTGCTAGCCGGATAGACCGTGACCGTCAACCGGGTAGTGCCACTAGCACCGCCGTCTTTGAAAACCACAGAACCGGCACTGCTTGCCGTAGGGATGATGCGGATCGCTTTGATACGTGCACGGCCAATGGTGTTGCCCGCCTGATCGAGCATCTGCCCGTCAGCGGTCAATACTCGACTCGCAAGGACATCAGTTTGCATCGCCATTTTGTTGCTCCGGTTCTGGTGCGTCTAACCTGTCTAATAGCATCCTGTAGGCTTGAATCGTGGCTTGAGCCTGGATTTGGAAGGTCACCGCCTTCTGCATCTCACGCTCAAGCTCAGCAACTTCAGCCTCCAAGAATTCCTTGGTTATCTGCATCAGGGCGTGAAGGTGGCGTAAGCGGGGACGTAATAGGTCGTGCCGCCAATGGTCACCTTGATGACCTTAGAAGGCGATGCAGCCACCGCACTGGCAGTAGGCGCAACCGTAGCCGCAGGGCCAGTCTCGATGTTGATCAGGTTCTGAACTTCACCGGTCTGAGAGCCGCTGTCGGTCACGCGAATGAACGAAGAGGCCGCGCCCAGAGTGACGTTGGTGCCGTAGTCGGTGTCCAGTTGCAGAACAGCCAACGTGCCGCCAGGAGTGGTAGCCGTGCCGCCCAGCGTAGCGCGGATGGCGTTGGCCGCACCAGAGATGGTGCCCGTGGTGTTGATCGACGTGCTGATGTGCGCGCCATTGATCGTGCCACCCGTTGCCGCACCTGCGCCAGTAACGACGGAGAACGCACGCAGCGTCTCGCCAGAACCAGTCGAGGTGAATGCCAGACGGTTATACGACAGACGGGTGTCGCCCGTGGTAGCCGAAGTCGTGGCGTACGAAGAACTGATATTGCCAGCGGTCGTTACGGAGATGGGATCGGTCGAAGTGCCGCCAATGAAACCATTGTTCGACGCAACTGGGCCGGAGAAGGTAGTGCGTGCCATTTAAGGCTCCTCATTTGCGCTCGCTGTCTGTGAGGTCAGTCCGCCAAGCCGGTCAGCAAGCAGTGGGAAATCTTGGACTGGCGTAGTTGTATCACGGGGTTTGCGGGAACGCAAGAGCAAAACTATCGTCCGGCAACAAATTGGACTTCTCCAGGTTTTCCTGCTGCGTGATGATCCGCAAGTTCCAGGGAACGTGCAGGCCGCACACCACGTCGGAGCGCAGAGGGTAGATGTGGTCAATCACGTACCGCTCGCCACTGATCTTGGAGGACAAGATGGCCGCTTGGTACATAGCGCGGATCTCACCTTTCTCCTTGCGCGTGAGCCAAGGCGGGGTAGCGGAGCGATGCTTGCGACGGCGAACTTTATTGTCGGCCAACACCTGCACGGCGTTTTCCTCTTTCCACCGCTTGCGATAGGCATTCTTCAGCTCGTTGGGGGTAGAACGAGCCTTGGCAATGATGTCTGCTTTGTTGGCTTCGTAGTACCGCTGCTTGGCCTCCTTACCTGCGGGCGATTGGTTGTACTGCCGGAAGTAGTCAGCACGGGTCTGGTTGCCCTTCTCCCATTCAACCTTCAGGCATTCAACGCAGGCTCCCTTGGTCTTGCGCGGGGCGATGTGGCCATGCTTGCATGGCTCCCCGGTGAAGTAGTACTTGGCCCCCGTGGCTTTGGCTTCGGCACGGGTCTTGGGCAGGTTGGTGGTGTCCATGTTAGCTCCTTGTGGTTCGACACAGGTAACATGGTATCAGAACTCAGCGCAATAAAAAACGGCCCCGAAGGGCCGTTTTCTAGGGTAAAACCCTCGGTTTATCAGGACGAACCAGACGAACCGAACATGCCCAGTGGGTCCGACCAGCCAAAGCTGTAGCGCTCGCGGGCCTTGTAGCGCACGTTGCCCGTGTCAAAATCACCGTCCATTGAGTTCTGGAGAGGCATACGGACAAAGTGCTTCATGCCGTTGGGCACGTCCGTGGTCAGGAACCACGCATTGCTGTCGGTCAAGAAGTGGTTGACCGTGAAGCCCTCGGGGATGGCACCCATCTGCTTGATAGCGTTGATGTCGTTATCAGCAGTAGCCACACGCAGTTCGGTGTCCAGCAGACGCTTGGCAACGAACATCAGTGCGGGCGGGATGACCAGCTTCTTGGGCTTGGCGGCGATCAGCAGACCACGTTCGTCCGTCCACGCAGCGATCTGAATAACGGCGGCTTCCAGGGAAGTCTCGTTCAGGTCAACCTGCGTAGAAGGCGTGTTGCTGTTGGTGCCACCGGACACCAGGGGGTGATCCGTAGCGAACAGAGCCTTGCCGTCGCCACCGGGGTAGCTAGACGAGAAGCCGTTGTTCAGCACGGAAGCAGCCTTCACCTGCTTGGTGTAAGCCATAGCACGGGCCAGAGCCTTGGTATAACGAGCAGACAGGCTGTCGTACAGGTTGTCCTCAATCGCCTCTTCGGTGATCGAGAAACCCAGGGCAATGGTTTCGTGCGTATAGCGGGTGCTCCAAGCCTCCTGCGCATTGTCATAAGCAATGGCAGAGCCTTCGTTCTTCACCGGAGCGGCGGAGAAGCCAGACAGCTTGGTTTCTTCTTCAAACGAACGCTCAGAGGTCTCCGTTTCGTAGATCTCTTTGTGTTCTTCACCGTAACGAGCGTACTCAAGACCGAACAGGGCGTTCAGGCCAGGGAGCAGCTCTTTCAGCAGTTGTGCGCGTGAAATAGCCATTTGTTAATACTCCTTGATCAGACGCCAGTAGCGTTGAGGTACTGATGACCGCCGGTAACGACGCTAGCCGTGGTCGTGGTGATGCCGCCACTGGAGGTGGAGGTAGACACGATGTACGGAGCGTTGAACTTAACGATCAGCTCGCAGAAATTACCCGACGAATTGGCAGTATCGGGAACCACGTCAATGATACGGATGGGCAGCGAAGCGGTGTTCGTGTTGCCGTCCGTATAGACACCGACCTTGGAGTCACCGGTAACAGCTGAACCGGTGTTTTGCACCAATTCGGCGTTAGTACCGATAACCGTACGGCCCAAGAAGGCCGGGGTCAGACCGTTACCATCTTCAGTGGCGCCAGCGACCAGAACAACCTTGAACAGTTGATCAGGATCGTCAGCGACAAAAGCCTGAATGACGGTGCCGCTCTTGACTGCCAGACTTGCAGGGTAGTACTGCGAGAAGGTCAGTTGGCCAGTAGTGGCGCTCGTGTACTGGCAACCAAGGAACACGCCGCAAGGCGTGGCCGTAGCCTGACCAGTGTCCTTTTCAATGGTGCCGCCCGCAACCAGCTTGACAACGTCGCCATAGAAAATGCTGGTGCCGTAGCCGGTACCAGACGTATTTGCAATGACGAGTTGACGAGTAGCTCCGGCAAACACCTGACCACCGATCAAATTGATCGGCTTCAGCCCGTAGGGGGCGTCAACGGTGGGGTAAGCCATGAAAGACTCCTAGATTAAGTACCAGATCCGA